CCCGAGAGCGTCAGCCGCGTCCTTGTAGGCCTGCCCCTGCTCGGTGAACGCCACCTTGCGGCCACTCTTGCCGGACGCAACCCACTCCCGGTTCGCGTTGGCAGCGGTAAGGAGCTTCTTCTGAAGCGTGTCGATGCTCGTGCCCTGCCCCAGATATGCGTCTGTGAGCTGGCTGGTGCCCACGCCCGCCTCATGCATCACGTTGAGGAGCTGGGTTTTGCCGTCCTTCAGCTTCGCGTCCGCGAGGGTCTGTACGGCGGCAGCACGAACGGAGCCGTCCGCCAGACCGGCGGACGCTGCCAGCGCCTGGGTGAGGCTGGAGATCCGCTGCTGGTGAGCGGCAGCGGCAGCAGCGGCCTCCTGCTGCTTGCGGGCCAGCATGTCCAAGCCGATCATGGCCCCGGCGATGGCGATACCCCACGGGCCGCCGAGGAATCCGTACAGTCCGCGCATGCCGCCCATGAGTCCGCGCCCGACACCGGTACCGATGGCGGCCATTGCGCCGCCCGCGGCGGACCGGAAGCCTACGAGGCGCCCGCCGGCTTCCTGAATGCCGGTGGAGGCGTTGCGGAAGCTGTTGCCCATTGCGGCGATCGTCGGGGAGCGTGCTTCCAGTGAGGCGAGCCCGGCACCCCAGTGCCCCAGCGATACCCCGGCCCGGGCGGCGAGGATCGTCTGCGTCTGCATGGCGCCGCGCACGCCGTTGAAGGAGCCGACTGCGGAGCGGCCGTAGCCGACGACAGCCTGCTGCATACCTTGGATCTGACTGCGGAACGGCCGCATCGCGAGCATCGACAGCACGGCCAGCTGCATCGGGCCGGGCAGCCCAGCGAAGGCGTGAGCGATGCCGCCCACCAGTGCACCGATGGGCCGCAGGATGCCGGACATGTCACCGATCAGGCCGACGCCGACCTGTAGGCGGCCTGTGGCCACGCCGAGGGCGCCCGCCCCCGAGGAGACGGATGTGAGCAGGTCGTGCATGCCGCCGACGAGCGGCGCGGCAGCCGCGCCGGCGTTGGAAAGTACCTTCTCCAGCGACTGCACGGAGGTGATGGCCAGCGGGACTGCGGCGACGAGCGCCCCGCTGAGTGCCGCCTTCACCGGGTTCGCCAGGCTCGCGGCGGCCTTGCCGATGCCGCTCGACGCCGCATGCAGCTTGGCTTCGACCGCCGGCCCGTAGATGTCCCACAGGTCTCCGGCGATGCGGATGCCGGACTTGATGTACGGGATGGCGTCCGAGACGCCCTTTGTCATCGACCGGGTGATCTTCTCCAGGCCGGGCGCAACCCCCAAGTACACCTGCAGGAAGGCGGATTGGAGCTGCTTGCCGAGGCCGCGCATAGCGCCGCCGAGCCCCTTCGACTCCGCTGCCGCGAGTGCTGCGGCACCCCCCACGCGTCCCACCTGGACGCCGAACTGCTGGAACGCGGTCCCGCCCTGGTGGGCGAGCGCCACCATGCCCGCAAGGGCGGGCTTGCCGAATGCCATCGCGGCGGCGGCGGTGAACTGCTGGGTGGTCAGGTGGTGGGAGGCGTCGCCCAGCTTCGTGATGACGTACTGGAGGCCCTTGAAGTTGCCCTGGCTGTCGAACGCTTCGATGCCGAGTTCGTGCAGGCCCTTCGAGGCCAGCTTGGTGGGCTTCGCCATGTTGACCAGCGCGGACCGCAAGGCAGTGCCTGCGGTTTCACCGATGATGCCGGACTTGCCGAGGAGGCCGACGGCGGTGGCGGTGTCTTTGATGGAGATGCCCATGGTGTGGGCGATGGGGCCCACGTATTTCATCGCGTAGTAGATGTCCATGAGTTCGCCGGACGCCGAGTTCGACGTGTTGGCGAGGACATCCGCTACGTGGGTCGCCTCGGTGGACTTGAGGGCGAACTGGTCCATGATGTCGCCCTCGATTTTCGCCGCTGTTGCGACGTCAGTTCGAGCAGCGGCAGAGAGCTGGATGGTGCCCCGGGCGGCCCGGATGGCGTCCTGTGCCGACAGGCCCGCCTTCGCCAGCTCGACCATGGCGTCGGCGGCTTCGGCGGCGTTGGCGGACGGCAGTTTCATGTCGGCGCCGAGGGCCTGCGCTTCACGACCTGCCGACGACATCTGTGCCCCTGAGGCCCGCGTGACCTCAAGGAACTTGTTCATCGCGTCGGTGTATTCGTTGCCCGCATGGACGATGTCGTGCAGGCCGAACAGGATCGCCCCGCCCGCCAGGAGGGCGCCGAGGTGCTTCACGGGGCCGAGAACAGATTCGACGCCGGAGCGGACCGATCCCATGCCGTTGCGGGCCGCAGAGCCCATCCGTCCGAAGGCTGCGGGCGCGAGCGCGGTCTCGTCTCGCATCGCTCGCGTGCCGCGGCTGGCAGCCAGTGCTGCGGCCTCGCCCTCCCGGACGCCCGCCGCACCGCCGCGCGCACCCGCACCCATGGCCGTCAGCCCGGCGCGGGCCGCTGCCCCGTCGGCGCCGAGCGCCCGGATCCCGCGCCCGGCGACCAAGGAGGCGTCCCCGAGGGCGATCAGTTCGCCGGTGCCGGTGCGGATGATGGTGCCGAAGCCGGGCATCTCGGCGATGACGCGAACCCGCACAGTACGGTCGGTCACGGCAGCCCCCGATCTTCAGTTGTGGAGGCGTGCACGCGCCGAGCGCGGTACGGGAGGATTGCGCTATGGACGATCTGATGCAGTGGCTGGGCGAACAACTCGACGAGGACGAACGGATCGCGCGGGCGGCGGCTGAACCCGAGAAGTGGATTGAGTTGAACCGCGCGCCTCATCTGCACTGGTCTGTTGAGTACTGGGCTGACCCTGACCGTGCCGCCGTTGTGGCCGAAGAGTCGTCCGCCTATCCAGTCGTCGTTACGGCTGAGGGCATGGATGAGGCGGACGCCGAGGCGCGGGCGGTCTACGTTGCTGAGCACGATCCGGCCCGCGTGCTGCTGGAGACCGACGCCAAGCGGCAGCTGATCCGTGAGCTGCTCGACTACGAGGCCCAGTTCGACAGTGACCGGGGATGTGGCCACAGTGCGGAATACTTCGCGTCCGGCTTGCATAACGGTCACATGCCGAAGGACATCCTCGGCCTGCGCCTGATCGCCTCGGGCTACAGCCACCGGCCCGGCTTCCGCGAGGAATGGCGCCCGTAGGCGCGTCGCTCCGGCCGAGCACTGGCAGGTCAGCCGGTGGCCATCCCGAACGAGCGCAGGATGTCGGCGGCGGCCTGCGACGGCGGCCCGAGCTCACCGGACTGGAACTGGAGCTGCAGCGCCGCATTCCACAGCCGCAGCAACTGCCCGTCAGACAAGTGGTCCCAGAACTCTGCGAACTCCGCCTGATCGGCAGGCTTGGGCTCGACCAGTTGGGCTTCAACGAGCGCCGGGGCGAAAGTGTCCCCATCAAATGCCGGTTCCTCGCCACCGCCAGCCGCGGCAGCCCTTTCGATCTGCTCCTTCGTCGGCGGATGCTCCGCCCGCAGGGCCTGATACGCCCGGTGCGTGATCGCTTCGAGGACGAAACGCACCCGAGACTCCTCGGCCCGCGCCTCCACCTCCTGCAACTGCTTCACGACGTCACGCGCCGTCTCCGTGCCGTGCGTCTCGTCGTGGCGCTGCGCCCGCTCCAGTAGAGCATCGAACGAGTCGAGTTCTGCGGAGGCCGTCGAATCCATGATGAGTTCGACGACCCGCCGGGGCCGCTGAATCTTGGCGCGGACGTCGGCAAACGTCAGCGCGGGCTTCGCCGCTCGACGCGCGGGCGGCTTCCTGCTCGTGCTCGTAGTGGTCATGGGTTCCCTGTCCTTCACGTGCTTCTACATGGCCTGATGCACGGCGATTTCGATGCCGGTAACCAGGTCGTCGGCGTTCGCATCCAGTGCGGGGCCGAGGTGCGGAATGGGTGCGTTCTTGCTGGTGCCGTACTCGATGATGTTTCCGAGCGGGCCCTGCGACCGGCCCTTGTCCGGGCCGATCTCGCCCTCGACACCTACAGGCGTGACCTTGACGTCGTAGGTGATCGAATACGGGTAAGCGGGCAGGTACTTGTGGCCCCGGATCCGGCCCCGGGCGTCATCCCGCACCTTCTGCGAGGTCACCTTCACGGCCTTCCCGACATTCACTCTCAGCCGCTCCGCGAAAACCCCGAGGTCGTCCACGACCACGGTGAGGCCGATCACGTCAACGCCCGCCATCACGACTCCCTTCGGAACACGGAGACCTTCAGGCCGTCGGTTTTGCCGCCGTCTTCCTGGTGCGCTGCCACCCGCCGTGCACCGGCCAGGCAGGCGTGGCATTTCGTGATCGCCGCGTCGTAGGCGTACTCGTTGTCGGCATGCGTCGACTCCGCGAGCGAATGCCCGCAGTCCCCGCACAGCCCCGACTCGGCCTCCATCAGGGCCATCGCCCACCAGCGGTCTTCCGGCAGCCACAACGGCTCACCGGGACTCGGCTGCGGGCGGCCGAGGAGGATGCTGCGC